CGGTGGTCGCCGTATCATTCCAGCTTGGCCGCCCCCACCCCGATTAGCACTAAGCCATCCGTAGACGGGTACAGCGCCCCGTATCCCAGATCCGCCATGCCACGCTTGGATACGCACGGATAGTTGACCTCCAGCTTTTCCACGGCCATGGCGCTCGGGTGTGCCCCGGTCAGGACATAGGGCAGATCCTTGGTGGCCACCAGGATGGAGGTGCCGAACGCGCACAGCGCCACCGGATCGTTGAACGCCTGCCGGTAGCCCACCGGCCAGGCGTGATATTGGTAGGGCTCCGCAAAGCAGATTTGGTTACCGGCAAGCCCGGCCATGCCGCCGTTGGGCAGTTCGATCAGACCCTGCAGGTTGGCTGGCGGCGCTACCCAGGTGGTACTGGGAAGGGCCTCGCCTAAAGAAGCGGGACCCACGTTGTCGGTAAAGACCGTAGTCCCGGCGGCCACCTCGCCGACATACAGGTAATTGCTGCCGTGGGTGCGGTAAATGCGCACCTTGACGACGTTGAAGTTGCCCTCTGGCGGGCCGGGGATGGCGCTCAAATTGACGGTCTGATCCACGCCGCAAGTGGTGATGCCAGAGGGATCCGACGGCGGGCCTTCCTCGCCGTAACCGGAAACGTAGGTGCAGACATAGGCTCGGTCTTCCTTGTCCGGGTCCGCCCAGGCTCGCGTCCAGGTGCCGGCGGTAAAATCCGAGTAGCTGCTGGAATCAACGTTGTCCAGAGTGAAGTTATGGGCATCGACCACCGTAACCGGACCTTCCCAGCCGTTGAGTTGGGTCATGCCGGTCACGCTCAGTGCCGTCCGTTGCCCGGTTTTCAGGCCGTGGTTATTGCTGGTGGCTTTGGCCGGGTTGGCTTTGGTGATGGCCGTAATGGTTCCGGTCTGTGCCGCCGGGCTTACTGTTGGCGCCGTGGTCGGAGCCGGAACCCCCAACTGCCAGGCGTTGGTGGGATATTGCGTCCCGCCCGCCGTGGCAATGCTGCTGTCGGTAACCTTGGGCGCGCCGTCACCGGTGAAGTAGGTGCGCTGTTGCGTGTCGCCGGCCACCGCGCCGCGCACCACGTTCACATCGGCCAGCCAGTGGAACCAGAAGGCGTCGGCAAATAGATAGATGCTCTGCTTGGTTCCGGCCTTGGCCGGGGTCACCACCTGCAGCAGGTCCTTGAAGGCCTGCAGGTTGCCCCGTTCCAGGTTGCAGTTGCGGGCGATTTGAGCCGCTTCCACCGGCAGCAGATCCGGAGCCAGCTTGGGGAGCAGGCCCTTAAAGGTATCGATACGAATGACCATGTTCTTCAGGCTCCTATGGAGCGGATACTGTGCCCCGGGTCAACGCGTTCCAACACGCGGTCAATGGTGGCGGCCACCGGGTGCCGCCAAAAGGGGATATGCCCGCCCATCTTCTGCTTGCGCCGGCCGATGCGGCTGCTGATGGTTTCGTCGATGTCCGCCCCCGGCCAGAGAGCGCCGACGAACTGATCCATGGCCAACAATACCCCCAACCAGTAGGGGATCTCTTTCCCGTTGTGGTAGGCCACCCATTTCACCGTGACTCACCTTCCCCCTCAACTCAACGTATAAAACCGGTCCACCTTGCGAATCGTCGCCGTGAACGGAACCCGGTCCCCGTATTTCTCCATCTGGTCAATCAGCACATCCGAACCGGTGAACAGGACCCGCTTGTCATCGTCCAGGCGAAACTGCAGCGTCAGGTATTTGCCCGACTTGTTTTTACTGAACTTGCTGGTCTTGACGGCATAGCCGGTAATTGCGAGCTCCCGATTCAGCACATCATCAATCCGGACCTTGGCCCCGTCGAGAATGCCCGGGTCGTCCGCAAAATCCGCAAACCGTTGCATGTCAAATGAACCAGACCTCCGCTTGGGCCTGCATGGCCAGGGCCAAAGCCTCACGCATTTCGGCGGCCGTCACCTCCGCCACCGTGTTGTCCGCCAGCACCCAGGACCAGCTGGCGTCCGGTTGACCGATGGCATCCGCCGCCGTCAGTACCCGCGCCATGCGGGTCTGGGAGATTTCGTCCGCGTCAAACACTTTGCCGCTGGCCGTTGTTACCCTCAGAGTAGCCATCCGGTGCGCCCGTACCGTCTTGCGGTAGCAGCGCTCCAGGTCCTCCCCCACGACACTCATGGGCACATTGGTATAGTCGTACTGCCATTCGGCGACCGTCTCCCCGTCCACCTCGCGGGAAACCTGCTCGATATTGAAGCGGAACTGATAGCCGCCGCCGTGCAAAACAATCGTATCGGGCTGTTGCGTGCTGCTGCCTCTCATGATGCACCCCTTCTCTGTGGGTATTTTTGTCGCAGGCGGTAGGTGTCCGCCCAGATAAACCAACCGTTGTAAGCGGCCCGCGTGCGGGGATTGCCAGCTTTGAGCTTGCGCTTAAAGGCCTTGACGATGGATTTACGCACCAGCGTATAGCCGTGAAAGAACCGATAGCCGAGAAAATCCAGGCCCCGCGCATCCACCGGAAACACCTGCCAGGTTTCCTTCAGCCCCAGCCTGAGCTTTTCCGCCAGATAGGCGTCAATCCGTTTTCGCCAGTCGTGCAGTCGGCCCTTGTCGCCGTCCAGCAAAACCAGATCGTCACAATACCGATAGTAGTACCGAACGCCCAGGACCTCTTTGATCCAATGGTCCAGATCCGACAGATACAGATTGCCGAAATGCTGGCTCGTGAAGTTGCCGATGGGCACGCCCGGCGCGCTGTCGATAATCCGATCCAGCAACCACAACACATCGGCATCCTTGATCTTGCGGCGCAGAATTCGTTTCAGCGTGTCGTGATCGATGGACTGATAGAACTTCTTCACGTCCATCTTCAGGCAATACCGTGTGCCCTCCACGTCATCCAGGGCCTTTTTGACCCGCCGCACTCCGTCGTGAATGCCCCGGCCCGGCAAGGCCGCAAAGGTGTCGCGGATCAACTGCCGCATCCAGATCGGTTCCAACACGTTGACAATGGCATGATGGATAATCCGATCCGGGAAGTACGGCAGCTTCCATATCTCGCGCTCCTTCGGGCCTTCCCGCTTAATCAAAATGGTGTAGGGCGAATTCACAAACGCCCGCTCCGTCAAGGTCCGATGAATCTGGCCCAGGTATTTCTCCGGGTCACCATCCACCATCTTCACTTCCGTATAGTGCCGCTTGCCCTTTTTCGCCCGGGCATGGGCCTGCTCGATGTTGTCCATCGAACAGATCTTGTTCCACAAGTTCCCGTATCGTTTCACGATTGCTGCTTCATAGCCCTTTGAACGTTCGATTTCTCTACCAGCACAAACAGCGGGCTTTCCATCTGTTTTGCCAAGAGGCAAGGAGTCCCGGTTTTCTACGATGAAGCAGAGCTGCCTGCCGATATTCGCATCCGTATTCGAAGCCGCGTGATTCGCATTCCAATAGAACGGACCCGCATTCGTGCCGTTCGTCGCGTTACTGCCTACCAGGAAAACGCGGAGACCTGCTGCAATAAACCGGACCTCCCTTGTTTCAAAATTTCTGCGGACGCATAACGTGCCCGTGTCCGTATTACGTTTTCTTGAAGCAGAGCCGCCCGCCGATAGTCGCACCCGCAGACGAAGCCGCGTGACCCGCATACCAAGAGAACGGACCCGCACTCGCGCCGCCCGCCGCGTTACCGCCTACCAGGAAAACGCGGAGACCCGCCGCTTGATAGAAATAGTCGGTCATTTTCGTGCTGGAACTGCCGGTCACGTCAGCAGGGAAGACAATCCCCAGGCCGCTGTGAGGCTTGCCACCATACCCGTCAGAATTGGGCAGGAGAAGGCCGACCCCTACCGCATTGAGCAATCGCGTCCAGCTGGCAACTGACGCATAGTTAAACGGCGGCTTGGTTTTGTAATAGACCGCATAATCAGAAACCAGTGACGCCACGCGGTCCCAGACGTTGCCGTAGGTATTTTCTACCCCCAGCACCTGTGCATAGTCGGTCAATCGGCCGGTGGCATACCCCGCCTGCACGGCCGAATGGTAGCCGCCCGCCGCATCCCCCAGCCCACAGCGACCGATGTAGTCATCGTTCAGCCAGCTGCCTCCCGAATATCCCGCCCGGCCGTTGCCCACCATCGACTGAAAATTCCAGCCCGCGAAAGCCACCAGCATCAGCAACCGCTCCCAGTGTCGGGTCATGAGATCCGCTTGTTGCCAGCCTGCGCCCCGCGCTTCGGCCAGACTGTCCGTGGCCGCCGTAGTCAGTCCGGCATGGCCCCAATCGCCGCTACGCGTCGTGACCGGCCAGACCGGAGACGTGCCGTCGCGAGGGTCCCGGGCGATTGAAGAGAGTTTCGTCTGGCCCGGCACCAGAGATGCCTCATAAGCCCCCAGATAGACCGCGCTGGAATCCGCGAACACCGGATGCAGAGCGAACCCTTCCACGGGCAGATGGCTGAGCAGGATGAAATACCAATCGCCCCAGATGCCGGTTTTGACATAGGCGGGGAGATATTCCATCATGATCTGGCCGTTGGTCCCATCGAGGGCCACGTCGGTCCCGTCATCGTGCTTGCGGAAGTCCGCCCAGCTGATGCCCTTGAACACCGTGCCGTTATCGGCCAAAACCACCCGACGCAGGCGCTGAAAGATAGGGCTGATGTAGGTACCCGGGAACTGTCCCATGGGCAGGCCCTGCGCCGAGCCCAGGCGCTGCCAGGTATCGGTGGTGATGTTGTAGGCGGCGCCGACGTAATCGGACGCTGCCGCGCCGGGCAACCCGCCGGTCATGGCCAGCATGTTGGCAATGGCGGCATCGATTTGAGCGCCGGTAAACTGGGATAGATAACTCATTGTGCCTTCCTCCGCTCCAGAATTAGAGGCTCTCCGTCAGAGGTCAAAAACAGCTCCTGCCCGCCCCCTGCGGTCCGACAGTAAAACCGGGGCGGCGGCACCTTGCCGCCGGTACCGAAGCCGGCCGTCAACCCAAAACCAAGCCTGCCCATGCGCCGGATCATGGTTACCCTACCTTGACCCAGCGCAACGCGCCGGAACCTTCCGCCACGATACCGGCCACCGATTCCCCCGCCTGCACCAGATACGGCAGGGACGGCATCCCCCCGAATACCCGATCCGACGTGCCATCGGTGGTGGCCACGGGCGTGCCGCGGCCTATCTTGATGTCCATGTCCACGTCGGGCATGAACACCACCAGCGTTTGCTCTGCAAAGGCCGCCGAAGCGGCGCTGGCGGCGGTCACGTCCAACTTTCCGGCGCCACCGGTCCCACGCAAAACCGGGATCACGTTGCCCTGGTGCATCAACAGTTCTTTCATGGTCTGCTACTCCTTATGGTTGGGCAGGCCCCGGCCTGCGGCTCTTGGCGGGTTCGTTCTTGGCCTCGGCCACCTCTTTGACCCCCAGTCCCTGCAGGAAGGACTGACGATAGCCGGCGGCCTTGGCGTCGCTGCTGGCCTCGGTATCCTTGGCGTAGGCGCGAGACAACACATAATCCCCCAGCAGGTTGGCGTATTCGTCCGCCAAACTGAGCGCCCCTTCCAGCGTACAATCCGCAGGCAGGGCCGAATGCAGCACCTCCACGTAACCGCGATTGGCCGACGGCTGCGGCGGATAGACCAGAAAGCGCTTCGGATCCCGCTCGTCGAAACAAAAGTGCAGAACGGTGGCCGACGGCGCAGCCATGTGCCAGCCCGGCAATACCGCGTCCAAAGTCTGCTGGGGGATTTCGGCCACGACAGGCCCCGGTGTCTGTCCGTCGGTACCCAGGTTGCGGGTTACGTCCAGCAGCATGACGCCACCGGGCGGCAGGGCTTGACGGGTGCCCGCCGCCAACTGCAGGGGCGTGGCCACGGTATTGGCTTCGGGCTTGAGGGTGACGATCTCCCGCTGCCCGTCGTTGAGATAGCCCAGCAGTTCCGTGGCAGGCCAGCGCACCCCCGTATCGTCCAGCAAGGTTTTCTGCGCGGCGGCAATCACCTGATTTGCGGTCTTGGCCATGGTTGCTCCCTGTTAAAAGTACAGACCGGCGACCCGGCGGCGGCCGGAATTGCGGTGCGTCAACAAGGCATCCAGCTTCATGGCTACCGCCAGGCTGAGCGCTTCCAGATCTTGGGCCTGACCAGTCAAAACAGCCGGGCACAGGTCCAAATATACCCGGTCCAAAATCCCCCCGAACGGCACCGCGTCCGCCACCGTGGAGACCGCAGGCGGATATTGCCAGTACCGCACCTGCACCGTTACGGCGTCATCGTCGGCACTGGGGTAGGGAAACAGCCGCATCTCAAAGCCGACCAGAAAGTACCGCTCAGGGATGGTGCCGGTCTGTCCGGCCAGCGTCGGCCATTCCTGTTCGGCAATCGGATCCAGTTCGGGGCCGTCGGCCAGGTAGGGCCGCGCCACCAGTCCGCGGAAGTCGGCCGGCAAGGTGCCGGTTTTTTCTCCGGGGGCCAATGTCACGGACCCGTCGTTGTTCTGCACCAGATCCGACTTGCGGGACACCAGCAGGGCGAATAGCTGATCGGACAGGGTGTTGACCGCCTGAAAGATATCCATGCCGTCTACCGGCGGCCCCTTGAGGCGGGGCAGGCATTTGTGCAGCAACTCCTGTACGGTCATTCTGGCCATTCCTTTCCGTCCGTGGTCCAGGTCTCGTTACACGTCGGGCAAGCCAGCACCCGGGCGCACATCCAACAGCGCATTGCAGGGCTGCAGCATCTTGAACGGGCCGTCGCCCTGCAGGCGCTTGAGGGGGCAGCGGGTCAGCATGCCACAGGTTGCTCTGTCAGGGCTTGGGCCGATGGGTATTGATGCCCTCTGGCACAGGTGTCGTTCCCATCCGGCCGGCGCTCACGGATAATGCCGATGGCTCCGCACACCGGGCAAAAGCCGTATCGGGCAGGCGATCTTTTGGTGGTTAAAGACAGCAGCCTGTCTATATCACTAGGAACGTGGCCGTCCCATTCCGGAGCACGGTCCATTACCGGCACGTCGAACATGCCCCAATGGTCCTTGTGATAGTGATAGGAGTAGTTCCCTTGTGGTGTGGTAATGCCTACGATGAAATAATCGTCGAACATCGTTCCATCAAAATGCAGCCAAGATTTCCAGGCCACCGGATTTCGCCCTTATCAGTCACTTGCTTTCCCCCTTCTCAACTGTTCTCAGGGAACATCTGTGCCGTTCCGCACTGCCAGCAGACGATATCCCCGGTAATGCCACTGACAGAAAACAGGCAGCATCCACAACCGCATTCCCACCAGCTTTCCGGCATGACTCCGTAAACCAAAACACCTTTGTGCAGATGGCAGCTGGGGCATTCAAAGGCGTCAAACTCTCCGGCGGGCGTTACGGCCTGCCATTGGTGCCCACAGGCGATACATCTGGCGGGGCCGGTAAGGTGGTCATCCCTGGCCAGCTTTTCCGCCTGTAAGTCAACGACGGTCGCCATTCTGCTCCATCTCCCGCAACATCAGTTCCAATACCGCCAGATTGCCCCAGGCTCGATGGGCAGCATGCAGCAGCGCCGATTCATCGTCGAACAGATCGCCGCTGGCATCGGCCAGATCGTGCCGCAAGCGCGCATCATCGTAGCGGGCCTTGGCGTCCTCGATGGTGTGCCAGGTGTCCCAGCCGTGGTTCTCTGCGCCGTGTTCGTTGACGCGGGCTACCGCTTCCAACGCCCGGGGGAAATATCGCAACACCGAATGCATGTGGGGCTTGCCCTGGTCGAACTTGGCCCCGGCACCGCGCATGTCAGGCTTGTTCATGGGTGGTGCCCTCCGGCGCGTCGGCGCGCTCCCAGCGGGTGTAGACCACCGCCCGTTCTCCGGTGGCCAGGCGGGCGCACGGCTCGCAATGCGGATCCCGGCTTTCACGATGCCGATGCTTGCAGCTGCGGCAGTTGATGGCCATGGGCGCTACCCTTTCTTGAGAATCTTGAGGCGGTTGGCAACCCAGCTTTTGCTCTTGCCCACCACCTCCGCAATTTTGGTATAGCTCATGTTGGCGGCAGCCATGTCGAGCACCGCCTTGTCCCGGTCCTCATCGGTCATGGCCAACGCTTCGCCGGGCTCGGCCTCTACGGCGCCCTCCGTCCGAATTTCTTCGGGAGTTTGTTCCGAGCCCTCGTCATCGGTCTCCTCGTCTTCTGTCAGGGGCAGCGGGTCCGGGCTGACCGTCGGCCGCTCTCCGGAGTATTTGCGATACATGCCCGTCGCCAGTAGCAGCGCCGCATGCGCATCATTGGTCACGTCGCAGACCACGGCCCCGGCGAAGTCGGGGTTTTCCTTGAAGCAATAGTTGAACTTGTCCAGCGTCAAATGGGTGGGTCCGTCCCGTTGGATCAAGCATTCCAGAATCATGGGTAGTCCTCCTGAACTGAAGGGGCGAGAGGTCCCCCGCCCCTTCCGGGTTCAACGTAACGATGGTTATGCCGGGACCGAGAGCAGCTTGAGCCGCAGCTTCCCGGCCGCTTTGGTCGCCGCCACGGTCGTAATCTTGGCGCCGATGATCCGATCGGAACCGGTCGCGGCCAACTGCAAGCCCTTGAGGACGGCCGCTCGGGCCACGCCGCCGGCCTGCGCGACGGTCGAGTCGGTCAGGAAATTGGTATCGGCGACCAGATCCGTACCGCCGGAATTGATCACGCCTATGGAAACGGTGATGGTCGGGTTGCCGTTGGTGTCCAGGTCGTCGGCTTCCAGAATGGCGTCCACCGGCTTGTGCCCGGCCGGCAAAATGGCCAGCTGAACAATATCGTTGGCCGCCAGGGTATTGGGCAGGCTGACTTCGCCCTCGTTTTGCACCACCACTCCGGCCTGACCGCCGGTGATCGGGGGTTGCAACACGCTTTTGGCAGTAAACAGAGGCATGTCGTTCCTCCTTCTTTAAGGAAGGCCCCGGGCTCATACCGGGGCGCTACGTTTGTGGGTTAGGCCGTCGGAGCGGCGGCGGCGGTATCGATGGCGTAAATGCCGAAGTCGAGACCGTTGAAGGTGCACTTTTTGAAGCCCCAGATGCACGACGTGGAGATGATGATCTCGTTGTCGTTGTCTTCGGTGCCCTCGTACCAGTCGAAGCGCAGACCCACGCCGCCCTTGGAGCCGAACGCCACCGCACCCGCCTGGCGGCCCAGGAACAAAGCGCGGGCCGCAGCGACGGTGGCCGGGTTGCCGTAATCGCCAAAGCGGATGATGCCCTCTTCCTCCTGCAGCACGACATTGTTGTACATGCCGAGACCGCCCTTGAAGATGGGGTTATCCTTGCCCTGTGCGGTCACGGCGGCCTTCTGAATATCCAGCCACTGGCCGGTGCCGGCGTTGGTGCGCAGGTCCTGCGCCTGCTGCGGGTTCATCATGCAGACGAAGTGCTTCTCGCCGTTGATCAGGATCGGCTGCAGTTTCGGAATGCCCTTGGTGCCGCCGCCCATCAGCTTCACCGACGTCAGCACCGCATCGATTTCACTCAGCGCCATCTTGTCGCCGGTGGTGATGCTGTTCTTCGCCTTGCCGCCCGCATAGCGGATATGGTAGGCGTCCGGAGCCGACAGGCTGTTGTTGGCGCGACCGGTCCAGTCGGTGTCGTAAACGAAATCGTCGTTCACGCCGCGAGCGCCGGAGAGGTACATGAAGATGCACTCCGCGAACGCCCGTGCCCACCATTCCGCCATGCGCGCCTTGGCCACGTTGCGCATGGAGTGCAGGGTCCGTTTACGGGTCATCCGGCCGCCGCCATTGACCCCGCCGCGCATCTGGTCGATGTACACGGAGTCGGAGTAGAAGCGCAGGCCCTCTTCGGTACCACGCTGTTTGTTGTCGCCCTCGATGGGCTTCTGCCGGAGCTGGACCGACAGGTCATAGGTGATCTGTTCGCCCGCATCGCTCTGCAGTTCGTCCAGCTGCACGATGGGCGCTTGGGCTTCCTCCCCCTTACCGATGTATTTCCGGTTCCAGGGGTTTTGTCGAGCAACGTCGACGGCCAACATGCCGGAGTACCGTTTGACCGCCTTGGCGTCGCCCAGGCCAACGATGGTTCTTGCCATGGGTGTGACTCCTTTCTCTGCGGCACTCCAGCGCCAAGGTAATTGGTTGAGCCGTCATCGGCCCGGGTTCTGCTTGATTTTGATATCGTCCCGCACGATCGGGACGGACCCCTCGGCTTCCACGCGCAGCCTGACCCGCTGGCCGCTTTTTTCTTCGATGGCCACCCGCGCCCCGCCGATGCGGATCGCCTCGCCGGGGCGCAAATCCAGGAACAGCCTGCACGTCACTGTGTTACCTCCCTGCCAGATAGCGATCTTGCTGGGTCGGCGTCAGCTTTTCCAGCGCCGCCTCCAGGTCCGCGCCGGTCAGCTTGTCCAGATGGGCGAACTCCCCTCCGGTCCCCTTCGGGTTTTCCACTCCGGCGGCCGGCAGATCCCCCAGGTTCGGAACATCCGGAACTTGAGCTTTGGGCTTCGGTGGGGGCGCGGTCTTTTCCTTGCCCGCCGGGGGCACATCGTCCCCGGTCGCCTTGGGTGTCGGCACGCCGAACGCCTTTTCCACGTTCTTGCGGGCCTTGTCCAGAATCTGAATATGGGTCAACCCGTCAATTTCCACGCTGTTGGCCAGGCGCCGGACTTCGCCGTCCAGGGCCGCGAACCGCACCGGGTTCTTGTCCGCCTGGTAGTCCTCGTGGCTGGCGAGATAGGCGTGGACCGCCCGGCCCCAGCGCTGGTTCTCGTTCAGCTGCAGGCGCTGGCGGTAATCTTCCGAGCGGATGGCATCGGCCTTTTCCTCATATTCCGCCGGGGACAGGTCGCCGCTGTCCAGCTGCGCCCGCAACTCCTTGATCTGGCCCTTGGCCTCGTCGGAATAATCAAAGGGGTTGACCGGTTCGTCCTTGTCGACATATTCCGGTCCGCCCTGTTCGTCCTTCTCCGCCGGGGGCTCGTCGCCTTCGGGCGGCGCGTCCTCTCCGCCGGGCTTCCTCTCCTGGTCGGCATCGCCCAAGTCCGCCGGGGGCTCGTCGCCTTCGGGCGGCGCGTCCTCTCCGCCGGGCTTCCTCTCCTGGTCGGCATCGCCCAAGTCCGCCGGGGGTTCGTCGCCTTCCGGTTTGACCGGGGGCTCATCGGTCTTTTTGGCCTGGTCGGTATCGCCTGTCGGGGGCTCGTCCTCTTCTTCCTCGCCCGGCAGATCCACCGGCGAAGCCGTCGCCGTCAGTTCGGTGTCGTCCACTTCGGCCTCGATGGCGGCGCGTTCCTCGTCAGTCAATGCGGCCAGGTCTTCTTCGCTGTATCCGTGGGTGCTCATGCTCCGTTACTCCTTGTGGTTGAGGTTTGCTATCGTAGCCCAGCCTTTTTCGCTAGATGCCTACAAGCTTTCGACCGCCGAAATCAGGGTCGTCGGCTATTTTTACGCCTGGAACAAACGTTACAGCTTCGGCCACAGCGTTGGTTCCATCATGGTTGCGTTGGTGGGTGGTCACCTGGACTACACAGCCACCTGGAACCTCCATTGCTTTTGTGCTTTTCATCCAGCCTTCCTTCTGGCTGGAAGCTTTGCAAAGCAACTGGAAGGCGTCCCCGTTCCCAAACACCACGATATCCTTGACGTTCTTTCGTGCTCCGTTTACATCGGTGTTGCCGAGAGTCTTTTCCATATCTTTTGTTCCCTGTTGTTTGAGGGTTAAATTTCCAGCCGCTGAATCAGGCGCTGCAGGCGATAGCCGACACCGTTCAGGCGCGCTTCATGCTCCACCAGGCTCAGTACCAGGGGCGACTGCCCGGTCACCATGCACGGCTCTTCTCCGACCGGGTTAGGCGGTTCCGGTTTCAGCACCCCGTACAGTTGGGCTTCCAGCTCCGTCAGACGTCCCAGCACCATTTCGCTGGCGTCCTCAATCCGGCACAGCGCCAACTTGGCCGGCGGCTGGCTCCCCTCGTGGCTCACCGTTCTTGACTTCTGTTCCGCCGAACAACATCCCAGAGACATTCCTTTTCTCCCTTCCCTATGGTTGCGGGGTTTGCGGAGCCTGTGGGGCCGGAATGCCCCGCGCTCCGTCGTCCATGATTTCATCCGCCATCGGTCCCAGCGCCGGGGCTGCCTGCAGGGCCGTGGCAATCTCCAGGCTTTGCTTCATGGCGTCGAGCTTTTCCCGTATCGCCTTGGCGGTGGCCGCGCTACCCTTGGCCATGGCTTCCTTGGCCTTGCCCTCGATGGTTTCCAATTCCGCCATCACCTTACGGGCCGACAGTTCCGCTTCCTGCTTCTGCTGCGCGTCCAGGGCCTGCCGCTCTTCGTCGCTCAGGTCCTCGTCGTCCGGCCGCTGCCCGGTAATTTTGCGCACCCGCGCCACCACCTCGTCGCGCAACGGGATGTCCGCCATCTCCAGGGCTACATCGAGCAGGGCCAACGCCACATTGCCCATGCCGCCCTGTGCCAGAGCCGTGATCAGATCCATCAGGGTTTGATGCATGGCCTGGCGCACACTGGTCTGGTACGCCTGCTCATCGATGATGAAATCCGCCTTGGCTGAGGTGATGGGGTTGAGCAGTTCGCCGTCCTCGTCCGGTTCGTTGACCGTGGTGTATTCCGGAACCCCGCGCTCGTTGAGCAGGCGGAAGGTTTTGGTCTCGTCGTAATACTGCTCGATGAGGGAGAGCTGTTTCTCGCCAGAGATCAGCCGGGCCAGCTGCAGGTTGTCGAACAGGGTCAGGGTTGTGACGCTCCCCTGCTCCTGCCGTCGCTCAATGGCCGCACCGCTGACCGCATTGGTCCTGCGTCCCATCAGTTCGTCCGTGACGCCGGACACTTCGGAGATATAGCGCTCGTCCTGCTGCATCAGGCTGACGTATTCTTCCGCCAGAACCTTGTCGTTGCGGATCTCCAGGTGCTTGCCGGGCTTTTTGGTGATGATGCCGTCCGGCCGCGCCACCTCTTCGGCCAGTTCGTCCACGTCATCCACTGCGCCCTCATCCATGATCACCTGATTGGTTGCCAGGATGAATTGAGCTTTGGACCTGGCCTTGTTGAGGTCGCTTTGCGGATCCCGCAGATTGCGCACCTCGCCATAGGGGGCATTGTCGCGCTTGCGGCGGTAGCCCCAGACGGGCGTCAGCGGAAAACGGTTGTGCCAGTAGAGCATCGGCGCGTCGAACAGCAGCAGGCCGTCAAAGGGCTTGTCCACCGATTCCATTCCAGACGGGGCGGTGAAAATCATGTGCCGCATGATCATCATCATGCGCGTGCCGACGATGGGTGCCAGGCCGTTTTCCACCGCCCACAGCAGAACCGAGTCCTGTTTGTTGAACCAGCACCCGCGCCACGGTCCGTTGCCGCCCAGAATCGACACCACCTGCGGCTGTTTGTACCAGCACTCCACCAGTCGCACTCGCTGCCTGCGGGTGCCGTCTCCGTTTGGCACATTGTCCACATAGGCGGTGCGGACCTCGCCGGGCGTGCGCAATTCGTCATCGTCCATGCCGGTCAGATACGCCTGGTCCTCGGCGGCCAACTCCAGCATGGCGGTATGTTTGGGAAACAGCAGCTTGGCCAGGTCCAGATCAATGGCCTTGGAGCGGAACAGATAGCGGGAATCGCTCAAGTCCGGCTCCACGCTCAGATGGTCATAGCGGACGTTGCGCCAGTTTTCGTAGCGCACCACCAGTTTCTCTTCCAGCGGGTTCGGATTCAGACCCTCTTCCACCCAGCCGACGCCAGCGGTTACCGAATCATCAAAGGCCCTCGACCAAACCGAGCGCTGCCGGTTGACGTCGTGGACGTACTTCATCAGTTTCGTCTTGGCTTCGGCCCCCGGTCCGTCCTCCTTGCCCCTCGGCACCACCTTGAAATCCACCCGGGCACGCTTCTCGCTGCCGACGATCCAGGCAATGGCCGGTTTGATCTTGTTGAACACCAATGGCGCCTGATTGCGTTCACGCAGCTCCCGAATTTCCTCCTCGGTCCATTGGATGCCGTCGCGGTAATCCTGGTCGATGGCCATTTCAACGCGGTTGTCCGCCTGGTAGTCGACCTCATCGATGAACCGGCACAGTATCATCTTAAACCGCTCCTGCACCTCCGGGCTGTCCAGGGATTCTCCCTTGACCGGCTTGGTCTGCGGTTCAGCAGCAATAGCCTCGGCCTCTTCGTCCACCCAGGGCTGACGGGCTTTGACCACCCGCACGTTTTCGATCTGCGCCTGATTCATCGTCGCCTCAGTCCGTCAGGGTTTGTTCAAAACTGCGGCCATTGAGGGAACCGGAGATTGTGCCCACCACCTGGCGTTCGCGCTGCGGAGCGGCGGGAGCGTGCACCAGTTCGTCCAGATGGTCCTGGATGTACATGGCGATCTGCGCCAGGGTGCTTTCGTCCTGCGGATAATCCAGAGCCACGGCAATGTTGCGGCACGATTCCAGACAGGCCAGCTGCGCCTGCCGGTTTTCCGGCTCGTCGTATTTCCAGGCCGACTCCAGGGGGATGATGGCCGAACGTCCCAGGCGGCCGGGCCGGAACAAGAACAGCGCCGGTTGCTCTTTGCTGGGGCGCTCCGGGTCCAGGGCCAGATGCACGATCTGGTGGGACAAATCCCCGATCTGCCGAATGCTGTGCCGTATCATCGCCGCACCACCCATCCAAACAGGCGCCGCCACCAGGGCAGCAAGGGCCGACGCTCTTCAATCCGCCCCAGCTGTTTCAACGTGATCCGGTTGCGGGGGATCACCTTGACCACCTTCCAGGCGAAGCCGTTGACCTCCCAGACCTCGCCGATCCGAATGCAGGACTCGCCCTCGATGCGGGCACCAAACAACGCCATGGGCATCACAGCACCCCCAGGGGCACGCCGTCTTGCTGCGGGTAGTCGCGGTGATCAAACAGGGAGCCGTTAATCAGCAGCTTACTGCCGAGCTCCAGACGGGC